CGACGCCCGTCGCGCAATGATCGTATTCCGTGAACGCGATGCCGTGCCCTTGGAAATACTGCGCGTGGTCAACGCCGTGGTCGACAATGCGGTATGCCGTGATCTTCGTATCCATGTTCTCCCCCTTGCGGCATGTGCCGCGTTACGCGCGAAAAGCGCGGAAAAGAGCCCTCTCGGGTAGAGAGGGCTCGATCCGGGCTCTCAGATCCAGCGGTGCAGGAGTGCGTACCCGCCGTCTTTGTGCCAGTGGGTGTGTCCGCGCCCGCAGCCCACGCACGTCGGCCCATGGTTGCCGTCACAGTGCGGCGCGTAGTCGCGGTCGCCGTTGCTGTGGTCGTGGCTCGGGCATGCGCCCGACCAACGGTGCGCGGCGTCGTTCGGCTTGCCGATGCAACCGAAACCCTCGGGATAGAGCGTGCGCGATAGGGAGTAGGCGACGTGAAAGCCCATATCCATGCCGCAGCCAGTCACCTTGACGCCGCCGCGGTCGCGGTCGAAGCGCATATCCAAGGCACGCGCGACAAGCCACGAGACGTCTTCCTCGTTCTTGATGACGCAGACGGTCCGTTGCATCCCGCTACGCGAGACGTGGCGAAGAAGCGTTGAGACTGTCGAGCCTGGAGGGTACATTTCGCGGAGCTTCTCGATCGCCTCGGCGCGGTCTTTCTTTTTCTCGGCTGTCTTTGTCATGGTCTCCCCCTTATCCGCAAAAGCGCGGAATGGAGCCCTCTCGGTTGAGAGGGCTCTGTCCGGGCTCTTGCCGCGTCAGTCGTCGCCGTAAGCGGATTCGATCATGTTCCCGCAGTGGTCGCAGACCAACTCTGAGTCTTCCCAATTTACGTCGACCGCGACGACGCGCCATCCATCGGCCATCTTGCGGCGCACGGAATCGCAGATTGCGCGCCACATGGTGCGACCACAGCTAGTGCAGAGCGCGGCGCCGTCGTCGGTCAGCAGGAACATCGGGTAGCATCCGGGAAACGTGTATTTGTCCCGGATAGCTTGCTTGATTTCGCGCGTCGTCGCGTTGGTCATTTTCTCCCCCTTGCGGCTCCACACCGCGTCAATGTCTGATAGAAGTGTCGGCTTCCTGCTCTCTGTTGTCAATACGAGAGACAGAGAAACAGAAAATAGATGGCACGGGCTTTGCCAAGCATGCGAGCCTGTGCGAGCATGCGGCGCATGGAAACCAAGGCATGCGCCATCTGCGGCGTCGAGATCGGCGCAGGGAAGACATTCTGCAGCACGGCCTGTCGTGTCGAAGGCCTCCGCAGGCGCAGCAAGCAAGCGCCAGCTCCCACACAAGCCCAGGATCCCGCGCCAGAGCCTCTCAGGCCGATGGTCTATGCGCCGCCCATGCACGAGGAAGACTGGCGAAGGCCGCGCCATGCCATGGAGGCCGCGGAATCATGGAGCCGAAAGCCTACGCGCCATGCCACCCAAGGTGCATAGAGGCTCCAAGCGTCCAGGCAAGGACGAGAACTCCATGGTCAAGCGTCTCGAAGGAGCCATGGAGCTTGTCGGCGGAAAATCAGCGTCGGATATCCAGACCTCGCAGGTCCGCTCCAAGGTAGAGCACTGGCAGGAACTCGGCGGGATCGTAGCCGAGGCCGCGAACTACGCCGCAACCATCGCGCACAAGGCACTGGCCGAACAGGTACTGGCCGGCGAACTAAAGCCAATGCCCGGACTCAAGGACATGGTTACGGTCGCGGCAATCCTGGTGGATAAGGGCGCCGTAATAGACACGACACTGTCGACCCTTGGTCAAACTCGCGGCGCCGACCTTTTGGACCTGGAGAAACGCATCGCGCTCCTCCTCGCAGCTCAGACCGAGCTGCAGCGCCGCGCCCAGGCTGCCGCGCCGGTCGACGTGACGCCCAAGACCTGACCGGGTGCCGGCGTCCACCATCACCCCCCCGCGCGGAGATTACTCCGAGGGGCCCCAGAAACTTCGGCGCCGCTTGAAGTGTCAAGCACAGACGGAGCGTAGCGAGTCGATCTCTCGTTGTAGCGCAAGGCTCTCGTGGGCACCGAGCGGGTGGTCGGGGTATCTGCGGTTGAAGCGCGCGACGTGCCTGTCCCAGTAGTACTTCTCGCGGACGACCATGCGGAGCCAGTGGTCGCGCTGTTTCGGGTGGATCAGGACGATGTAGTGCTTGCCGTCGAAAGTAGGCGTCATAGACGTAACTGTCGCCTGAATATGCCCCCCCCTACCCCCCCGCTGAGTCCGCAGACCGGCGTTGATGCCTAGCGTGGGTTAGGAGGATGTCGTCGGCTGACGGCTTCTTGTGGTGCTCCGTCTAGCTACCGCTCATCGCGGCTTTCGACTTCGTTGTGCCCCGCCTCTCTAGAGGCTCTCCCTGCTCCGGCTCTTGGGTTCCTGCCGTCGCGTTCTGTGTTGTGCCACGGAACGTGTAGTCGGGGAAGTGCTCAGTGGTAATATTCCGGCCTTCTTAGATGCTCCTCGGGTATGCCCAGCGGTCCGCGGAGAGTGAGAGCCCGCGAGCCTGTTTCTCTGCCAGGAACCTGGGCCAGAAGACCTTGAAGCACTGTGGGCACATGTCGTTCGGGTGCTCGCCGCGCAGTAGTGGGTGCGGGCAGGGGCCGATGTCGGCGGCTTCGATGGCGTCGCGGAGCAGCCGGTCGCGGGTGATCTGCTCTTCGTAGAGGCGTTGTTCGACGACGCGATCCCGCATCCACTGTGGGCGTTTCTGCTTCTTGGCGGGTTTGGGTTTTGGCGCTGGTGGAGGGAGTTGCGGCGCGAGCTTGATTGTCTTCGGGCGCCAGATTTGTGGCTTCTTCTCTGGTTCGACCGGCGGCGCCTCGGCGTAGAACTCCGGGGTGAGGATCGGGGCTCGCCTGACGCGGCTCGCGCGTTCCATTTGCGCGGTGGACGCGAAAATACGCTTCGGGCGATGCACTCGTCGCTTAGTCGGCTGCGATAGCTCTGCAGCTTCGCGGTCCCAGACGCGGAATGGGACGTGTCTGGTACGCATTTGCCCGTCGCTGCCGACCCAGTAGAGGAGTGCTCCCTGCATTTCCCGAATTAAATCATAATTCCCCACCCCCGGCGCGTATTTTTCCTATGGGGGCTGCATTTCGTCTGATATTTTGTGCGGCGTGATGTGGGAGCCGAAGGTGATGGTGAAGCAATCGGGCCGGTGCCGGCGGCATCCTGGGGTGTGCCAGGGGAAGGTGTGCCGCATCCGGTACGCGAACGGGTCTTTCGACCATCGCTGCCAGCGGTGCCGGAAGCCGATCCGGTGGGCCTTGGAATTGTGCGCTGGGTGTAGCGGCGAGCGGAGGTGGTGATGTTCCTGCTGGGGTTCGTGGTCGGGGTGTCTGCGACGGTGCTGGCGCTGATCTTCTGGCTCGCGAAGGAGGGGTGATGTCCAACTTCGTTGACGAGCCGCCGAGTCTGAAGGAGCGCTTCGACTCGATCGAGACGGTCCTCGCGATCCAGCGCAAGCGCCTGGAGGACATCGAGGACTCGTTGAAGGCGCTGAAGCAGGCTGTGGGTGTCGTGATTCTGGGGCTCTCCGGGCAGCCGGTGAATGTGGGGCAGGATCTGATGGCGAAGCTCGGGTTCAAGGTGTCGACCATCGTGCCTGCGATCGTGAAGCCGTCGTGAAGGACGGGGATCACATCGCAGAGTATCCCGCCGGGCACGTACCTCGGCGCGCCGTGGATTGGTCGAAGGTGATGTGGATTACCGAGACTTCGGGTGGGTATGCGACGCTGATCTTCGACAAGGATGTCGACAACACTAACTGGGCGACCATTGATGCCACATTCGACAAGGCTGTGGCTGACTGGAAGCGGTACAAATACGACGCGGATCGCAAAGAGCGCCGCAAGTGGTGGAGGTGTTGGTGAAACTCCCACCGCCAGGATTCCAGCAGCCCATTCCCGACCCCGATCCCCGCGAGAAGCGTCGCGAGGGATTCGAGAAGCGCCGCAAGGAACTCGAGAAGGAAGGGGTTCCCATGTGCGAATGCACCGGACTCCATTTCATCTACTACGGTCGCTGTGAGCAGTGCGGGGGGTTTGAGTGATCGCCGGTTACACTGACAGGCAGCAGATCGCGATTGAGAACCCGGAGACGCGCGACCCGCAGAACTGGATGTCCACCACCAACCCGTTCACGCGGGTGGTGCGCCGGTTCCAGCGCGACAAGACCAACGTGCTGCAGTTCGTGAGCGTGCTCACGGTGGACGACGACAGTCCGTACGTGTGGCACGCGCGGGTGGGGTTCCTGGAGCCGATTGGCGAGTGGGCGGATCGCTTCGTGCCGATGCGTACGTGGACTGACGGGATGCAGTTGATGGCGCGCGAGGAGATCGCGGAGCTGCTCAAACTGCCGAATCAGGATGTGAAGGTCGCGAGCGGCATCCGCCCGAAGGGCAACCCTACTAACCTGCACGGGTTCGTGCGCCTGACGCAGTACGAGGTGTCGTGGCTGCGTGGGGTGCAGGAGGGGACGATCGAGCGCGAGAAGAAGCTGCGTTACCCGGAGCGTGAGGCGCCGTAGCTTGGCGCGTAGTTAGCTTTGTGCGACACTGCGCGACCAGTGATCGGCGGCAAGATTATCCACGGCGACTGCCTCGACGTACTGCGGACTCTCCCTGCCGCTAGTGTAGACTCCGTCGTCACCGACCCGCCGTACGGGCTCGCGTTCATGGGCAAGCGGTGGGACTACGACGTGCCGAGCGTCGAGGTCTGGGCCGAGTGCCTGCGGGTGCTGAAGCCCGGCGGGCACCTGCTCGCGTTCGCCGGCACGCGCACGCAGCACCGCATGGCGGTCAAGATCGAGGACGCGGGCTTCGAGATCCGCGACATGATCGCGTGGGTGTACGGCTCGGGTTTCCCGAAGTCGCTCGACGTGAGCAAGGCGATTGACAAGACGGCTGGTAGTAGCGGTGAGCGTGGCCCGATGAAGCGCGGCGGCGAACGACTCGCGAGACTAGCCGATGGCAGGCGTAATGGAGATGGCCGATGGGGCGATGAGTCCGGGCGCGATCCGTTTACCTACATTGCCACCACCGCTGCCGCTCGTCAGTGGTCCGGCTGGGGCACCGCGCTCAAGCCCGCGCTGGAGCCGATCACCGTGGCGCGGAAGCCGCTGGTCGGCACCGTTGCGGAGAACGTGCTCGCGCATGGGACGGGGGCGATCAACGTCCACGGGTGTCGGATATCGGCATTGACAGGCCAGCGGCCCGATGCTACATCGACCGCATGGGCACCAGAAAAGAACCTCTGCGATTCGTGTGCAGGGCTTGCGGAAAGCCCTGCGAAACCCGGAACACCGGCAACAAGGGGCAGTTCTGCGGGAAGCCCTGCCGTGCCGACTACGAGCGGAAAGGGCGAGATCGCCCGCGCCGATACCGGCAAGGCCGATACTGGATGCTCTGTTGGACTGTTCCCGGAGGAACCGGCGACCGACCGAACCGCCGATTCCAGTTTGAGCACCGGCGCGCTTGGGAGGATGCACACGGGCCAATCCCGGCAGGCTACGAAATCCACCACGTCAACGGCGACGGATTCGACAACCGACTTGAGAATCTGCGCTGCGTGCGGATGTTCGATCACCGATCAGGGCATAAGCGGAAGTACGCTAGCATCGCAGACCGCAACGCCGAGTACGCCCGCCGGGCAAGGGAGCGGCGCAGCCGGAAGATGGCCGAGTAATTTCATCCACGACGGCAGCGACGAGGTGGTGGGGCTGTTTCCGAATGTGAAAGCGGGCGTGGCCGTGCGGCATCGCAGCGGCGGGAAGAACTGTCATAGCGACACCGACAAACCGCCAATGGATGACATGGGCTACGGCGACTCCGGCTCCGCCGCGCGCTTCTTCTACTGCGCAAAGGCGAACAAGCGGGACCGTGGCGATGGTAACAACCACCCGACGGTCAAGCCGACCGACCTGATGCGCTACCTCTGCCGCCTCGTGACGCCGCCGGGTGGAACGGTACTCGACCCGTTCATGGGCAGCGGCAGCACCGGAAAGGCCGCGCTGCTTGAAGGCTTCCGCTTGATCGGCATCGAGCGCGAGGCCGAGTACGTGGAGATTGCGCGAGCGCGGATTGCCGCGATCGACCCGCTGTTCGGTGTAGCGGTATGATCGGCGGCAAGGCGATTGATGACCCGGCCAAGTTCGTAGCGGACCTGTCCGACGATGAGTTGAAGAAGCTACTCGTCGAGACGACGCACGAGGCCGAAGAAATCCAGAAGACTACCGCGTTCCAGCGGTTCCAGCCCCTTCCCTACCAAGTCGACTTTCTGAAGTCCCAGGCCGAGGTCCGAGCCTTCATCGCCGCCAACCAGATCGGCAAGACGGCCACGGGGGCCATCGTCACCATCGGCGCGGCGCTCAACGACAAGCCTGCGGCGCTGGGTGGCTCCGGTGCCGGGCGCTGGCCGCGCGACAAGCAGCGCGGCAAGCGGTACTTCGTCGGCGGCGAGACGTTCGACTCCTTGCGGGACAACATCATCCCGAAGCTCCGCGAGTACGTGAGCCTCGGCTCGATGCTGAAGGGACCGCCGAAGCGCAACGCGCAGGGGCTCGACGTGACGTGGAAGTTCGTCACGGGTGCCGAGGTCCACCTGATGTCCTACCAGCAGCCTACGGATGCGTTCGAGGGGGCGCCGTGGGACGGTGCCTGGTTTGACGAGCCGCCGCCGCAGACGATCTTCAACGCGGTGCGACGCGGCCTGATGGCGCGCAACGGCTGGACCATCATGACGATGACGCCGCTCAAGGAGGCGTGGATTCTCGACGAGTTGATCCGCCCGTCCGAAGACCCGGAGCACCCGTTGTATGGCAAGGTCGAGGTGTTCGGCGCGCGGATGCACGATAATTGCTTGGAGTGTCACGGCGGTTATCTGCCGCACGACCGCATCGAGAGCTTCCTTGCTTCTCTGCCGCCGAAGGAGCGCAAGGCGCGCGAGTTCGGTGAGTTCTTGGACCTGCAGGGGCTCGAGTTCGACTACGTGACGGACGAGACGCACGTTGTCCCTGACTTCGACACGTACCGCGCGTGGCCGATTGTCGAGATAATCGACCCGGCGATGAAGCGCCCGCTGCACGCGATGTGGTTCACGGTGGACCCGGACGAGTATTGGTACTGCGTCCACGCGGCGCTGATACCCAACGACGGGTTTCGCCGGATGGTGATGGACATCCAGAAGCACCGGGCGTTCGTCGGGCGGCAGCCGGACGTTGCGATCATGGATCAGCGCGGCGGGCAGCACCGGGTGGACATCGACCGGCAGATGGACTGGTTCCAGAAGTTCCACGAGGCCGGGATCAGGTACGAGAAGTCTACGGACGGGCATGTGCAGAGCTTGCACGACTGGCTGCGCCCGCAGTTCGACCCGGTGAAGGGTGAGCGCCTGGTACCGAAGCTCAGGTTCTTCAGGCACGTAGCGGACATGGATCAAGGCCCGATCTGGGGCTTCAGGAGGTTTGTATGGAGTCCAACGGACTCGACGAGACGGCAGTACGAGCAGAAGGGCAAGGACTGGGTGGACTGCGCGATGTACCTGCGGCTAGCGAATCTGACGCACCGCCGCCTAAGCGCAAGAGAGGACGCCCCCGAAAGGTCAAGCCTTGCATCGACGTACTCGACGCAGCGGGAGTCGACGCGCCCGCAGCGGCGGAAGGGGCCGGCACTGAGCAGCAGCTACGGCCCGTGGGAGAAGCTGATTCAGAGAGGCTACTCCTAGAGGCGTACCATCAGGGCCGCGCCGACCTGATGGCGACGTTGCCGCCGACGCGGGAAGCGATGGCGTGTGCCATTGGTGCGCTGATTGTCGATGACCCGCGCGAGTTCAACGCCTGGATGACTCAGGGCGTGGTGCTGCTCAGGCAGCAGGCGCAGGCAGCCAAGGATGCCCGCCGCCCGCGTGGCGTGATGGTCGAGGACGGCGCAGAGGAGCAGTCGTCTGGTATTCCGACCGACTCGGGCGACGACGCACACGCAGCTTGGTTCGCGCGCCGGCACGGCGGCTTAGTTCCGCCGCAGCAGTACGAAGCACAGCCGCAGCAAGTTCCCGATCCTAACCTTGCGGCGCTTGTCCAGCAGGCGGTTATGGAGTACATGCGGGCTAGTGGCACGCAGCTTGCACCGCTTTCGCCTCCTGCGACGGGGCCGTACGGACCTGCGGGGTATGCTTATCCGGGGCACTACTCGCAGCCTGTACTCACCCCGCCGCTCCCCCCTGCCCGCCCTAACTTCTGGTACGACCCGAGGCGACGCTAGATGCTGATGCCCTCTGGGATGGGGTTCGCGCCACCGCAACAGGCGAGCCTCGCGACGCCGTTCCCCCGCATCAAGTGGGGCGACTACGTGCGGATGGGCGATCCGATGTCGCTCGGCATCGTGAACCCGGAGAGGGCATCGCGCCTCGACGACGTGGATCTCGCGCACTTGGTCGACCAGTTCCGCATGGCGTCGGCAAACGCCCGCCGGCCTCTGGAAGCAAAGTGGCGCTTCCACGAGGATATGTACCGGCTGCGGACGACGGACTCCCGAAAGCAGGAGTGGCAGGCGAACCTTGCCATCCCCGAGCTGCAGTCCAAGGTCCGCGTCGCGGTGTCGATGCTGCAAGGGGCGCTGCTCGACGCGCCCGAGTGGTTCCGCACGCTCAACCTGTCGTCGCTCTACTACGACGAGTACGTGCGCGCGATTCAGCAGTGGGTGGACATCGCGCAGCAGCAGGCCCGGCTGGTCGAGAACACGCTGGCGATGTGGGAAGAGGCGTTCGTCCTCGGCACGTCGTTCATGCGGATCAGCGCCGAGGACTTCGTCGAGCACCGCCCGAATCTGGTCGAACCGACGCAGCAAGAGTTCATGCAGTGGCAGTTCATGGCGCAGCAGGCGATGATGGCTGGGCAGCAGCCCCCGCCCCCGCCAGAGCCCTACGTCACGGCACAGGGCGAGAACCGCGTGCGGTTCGTCTGCGACTGGCGCTCTGCGTGGTGCGTGTTCCCCGACCCGTACGCCTCGGACTTCTACAAGGGCAAGGGCGTTGTCGAGGAGTCCCGCGTCGATGAGGAAGACCTCGAAGAGCTTGTGGCGGTTGGGGCGTACGACTCGCTCGACGACATCGGTGAGCCGACTCCTGAGACCGGCGAGTACGACAAGCTTTGGGAGCGCGAGCTAGCGGCGACGAAGGGCAACCGCCGCCGGCATCTGGTGCAGGACTACACTGGGAACATCTACGACCGCGAAGGCAAGATCGTCGCGAAGAACTGGATCGTCACCGTCATCAACAAGAAGGCGGTCGTCCGGGTCAGCCCGAACCCGATCTGGAGCGGCAAGAACAGGTACATCTGCTCGACGCCGATTCCGTTCCGTGGGCGTCCGTGGGGCACCGCCCTGGGCGAGGCCGACGCGAAGATCCAGCAGGAACTGACCAACGTCCTGAACCTGATGGTCGACGACATCAAGTACGCGGTGCTTGGTGTGTTCCAGATCGACGAGGGGAAGTGCGACGAGCCGGTGATCCCCGACTCCGTGGAGCCCGGCAAAATCTACCGTGGCCGCGAGAAGTTCCTCGACAAGATCATCTTCAACACGAACGTCAACCAGGCGTGGCCGGTCTACCAGAAGCTGGAAGAGATCGGGCAGAAGGAGACGCAGATCTCCGCATTTGTGGACGGTAGCCCGAACACGCGCGGGAGGCCGACCGCGACGCAGGCGCAGATCGGCGCGAACACCACGACGGCGTACGTTCACAACCTCGCGCGCCGGCTGGAAGAGAACGATCTCGAGCGCGCGTTGAACCTGCTGTTCGAGCATGTCGTGCAGTTCGGCTCGGATTCCAGCGACCCGCGCCTGCGCGAGGTGCTGGAGACGTTCGGTGGCCCGCAGATCCTGATGGATGAGCGGTATCGCTACAAGCTGCTCGACGTGCCGTACAAGATTCAAGTGCGCGGCCTGTCGATGATGATGAGCCGCGACACGATGGTGCAGCGGCTAATGCAAGTGTTCCAGCTTGGCGGGCAGCTTGGGTTGCCGCCGCCGAACGCAGTCATCGCCTACTACGCGATCATCTCCGCGATGGGCTTCACGCCAGAGCAGCTCGGGCTTCCGACGAACCCCGAGCAGATGCAGATGATGCTGATGGGGATGCCGCCGCAGATGAACCCGCAGGGTGGTGGCGGTGCGCCAGAGCCCGCTCCCGGCCCGCAGGGCAATATGGGTGAAGTACAGACTCAGGGGCCACCGATGGCAGCCTGAAGGAAAGTGCCCCTGCTGGGTGGATGCGGCGAACATCCTCGTGGAGCCTGTTCGCTCAAATCCCCGACGACCCAGCAGGGGCACTGCTTGATGATACCGCGCGGCGCTCCACCCGCTCAACCCCCGATCCAGCACCGGGGTCAAAATAGTGCGATGGAGCCGGTGATTCCGGCAGAAAGAGAGAGGGTGACATGCCCGCACCGCAGTTCAGGGAGACGTTCTACGCAGGAATGGGCGCGACCAATGCGTACCTGACTGGCACGGCCAACACGACGGCGGCGCAGGTCGTCGCCGCTCCGGGTGCCGGGAAGCAGCTCCGCCTGAAGGCGTTCCGCTTCGTCTATGCGCTCAACGACAACAGCCCGCTTGACGTGACGTTGAACCATGTCTGGCTGGCTGACGGTGCGACCGCCATTTGTGGGGTGGCCTCTATCCCCGGCAAGGATGCGACGTACCTCCACACGACCGAGGGCGATACGCGAGTCGTGGTTCTACCGTCGCAGGGTATCATGCTCACGGCGAATACGGCGCTCAACATCGACTTCACCGCGACGGACACGGACGTCGGCTTCCAGCTCAACGTCTGGTACGATACGCTCGGTTGATTGCGTAGGGGGCGGGTCTCGGCTCGCCCCCGCCGCAGTCGTCGCTGCGGTAGATCCTCACGGCTCCGCGAGGTCGGGCATGAAGTGAAGCGTCTACTCCTCGCCGTTCTGCTGCTGTGCGCGAGCAATGCGTTTGCTGCCGGCGGCGGGCCGACGAATCCGCTCTATGTGCGCGAGCAGCAGGGCACCACCCTCACGTTCTTCGAGGTGTCGTGCCCCGACAATACGACGGACGGCATCGCGCTCGTCACTGCCGCGCAGGCTGCGAATGCGCGGTCGATCCTGTTCCAGAACACCAACGCAACGGCGGGCAACTACGTCACAATCTGCCCTGTCGCGTTCGCGACCGACGTTTGCGACACGCCGGCGGAGGGTCTGACTCTCTGGGGCGCCGGCAGTCTGCCGATCGACCGCGCCATCCGTGACGGCGCCTGGTCGTGCATCAGCGGCACGGGCGCTGCGATCACTGTCGAAGTCCTGATCGAGAAGTAGGTCGGGAGGGTTCATGCCGCTATGGATTCTCCTCGCGGTCCTCGTGGCTCTTGCTCTGCCTACCTCCGGGGCGTGGGCCACGGGGCCGCAATTCGGGCCACTGTCCGGTGGCGGTGGCGTCGTTGCCAAGACGTGCTCTGCCGGCGACTTCTTCTCCGCTGTCGATGGCGGTGGGAACTTCACCTGTTCCACGTCTGCCGGTAGCGGTGACATCACCGCTGTCGGTGACTGTGCGAACGGTGCGTGCTTCGACGGGACCAGCGGCACGACGCTGACTGCTGCGGCTGCCGGTACGTTCGTCCTCAACTCGCAGACGAGCACATACGTCAGCGTGGACACGAATAACGACAGCACCAACGCTGGATTTGTCATCGGCAGGGACGCGAGTGGAGCTGGTGCGACTGCCCTGTTTCGTGTTATCGAGGGCGGTTACGCCGACTTGAGAAACGGAACCGACCTTCGGTTTCACGACACGGACGACAGCAATTACGTGATGCTGTCTGCGCCTGCGCTCGGTGCGAACTGGACGTTCACTCTGCCTGCCGACGATGGCGCGCCGAACCAGTTCCTCCAGACAGACGGCTCTGGCGTGGCAACGTGGGCCACGGTCGACACCTCGACCACGAACGAGATCGAAGTCGTGGACGAGGCGTACTCGGCGGCCAACTTCAACGGGGGCACGACGAGTGGCGTCTCGCAGGACGACCTCTACGACCTGATCCATGCCGGGGACGCCGACGACGATGGGAAGCCGGACATCCTCGATACGACGACCAACGGGTTCGTCAAGACGACGGGTGGCACCGGGGCGATCTCGATTGACACGAACACGTACCTGACCACAGCCGCTCCGGTGGATGCGACCTACATCACGCAGACATCGAACGGGACTTTGACCAACGAGCAAGCGATGGGCGCGCTCGGTACCGGTATCGTGATCAATACGACGACGACCGGTGTGCAGTCGATCTACGCCGGTACGAGTTGCACCAATCAGTTCCCGCGCTCATTGAATGCGAGCGGTGCCGCGACGTGTGCGAGTGTGGCCGTGTCCACGGACACGACCGGCAACTTCGTCGCGACGGTCGCAGGCACGTCGAACGAGATCACCAGCACGGGGTCTGGCTCAAACAACGCTGCCGTCACGATGTCTCTGCCGGCGACCATCGACCTCGGCGGCAAGGACTCGTTCGAGGTGCCAAACAGCGCGGCACCGTCCACCACCGTGTTCGGACAGATCGCAGGGGACAACAACGAATGGGGGACTAACCGTGGTGCGCTTCAGTTCTTCGACGGGACATCGGAAACGATTCTCATCGGGGTGCTGGAGAGCGTTCCGCCTTCTGACAAGTCTGTTCCACGGTTTGACAATTCGACCAAGACGATTTCGTGGAGTAGCTCTAGTGCCATCGTCCCAGATGCGGGCGCTGGAGGTACGGCTACGCGCGTTCCCTACTGGAGTGACGCGGACACTCTTACCGACGAGGCTGCGTTTACCTACAACGCAGGTACCGACACCCTGACGGCGGTCAATTTTGCTGGTAATGCCTCGACGGCGACCACGGCCACGACGGCGATCGTGGCGACCACGGCGACCACGGCGAACGACCTGTCCAATGGTGGCGTCAATCTTCTGCTGCCCGACATCGACGGGACTGGCTTGAGCATCAACACCATCCCCGACCCAGACGAGCTGTTCGTTGATGGGGCAGAGTTGGCCACCGTGACTTGGGGCAGTGGCAGTGCGGTCAACTGGACCTTCAACGCTTCGGCTGGCACCGACCCATCCATCTCCTTCGGAGACAACGCCATCGACTTCAACGCCAGTGGTCTGACTTTGGGCGACACGGATAACGCGAGCATCACCTTCGACAATTTCGGGGTTAACCCGTCTATCACTGGTGGGCCGAACGAACTCATCTTTGACGTCAATAAATTCACGCTCGGGAATGGTGGTCCATCTTCCATCGACCTTGTGAGTAACCTTGCCGGGGCCACGGATCCCATCTTGAGGTACGGCAATGCAGCACTCACGGTGGTCAACGCTGGGCTCGTCCTGAGCACTACTTCCGGTCAGGGGTTACAGGGTGGTGGACTGTCGACTGACTGTGACGGTTTGACGAGTAAGCTGCTCTGGGACACCACCTCAAAACAGTTCTCTTGCGGCACGGACCAGACCGGCGCTGGCACGGAGAACACGCTTCTCGCTGGGCGTGCTGGCACCGGCAACGACACGATCATTTCGACGGGTGCCACCGGCACGCTCTACGGCAGCAACAACGCTTCGGGCAGTTCGCTCACTTTGCGCGCAACAAGCGACAACACGACGAGCGGCGAGATCGACCTCAACGCGCCGACCGTCCAACTTTACCAGTCGTTCCCCCCATCGAACACGACTGCTCAGATCCTGATGAAAGCCACGCCAACCTCGACGCTTTCGGGCAGCGGCGTGAACTACACGATGGTTGAGTCGGCTCCGGTATTCTCTACCGAAGACGTGTCTGCCATCGCTCACTTCTCGGTGCGCGGTTCGCTCGCGCGAACTGGTTCGGTTGGTGGGGCGCTCTACGCTGCTGTTGGCTTCCTGAATGACCCGACGTTTACGAGCACCACGTCAGGTGGGCCGCTGTTTCAGGATGCGTTTTACGACAGCACGTCCATCGCCCAGACGGCAGGGACGGCGGTGCAGAACAACTGGGTGCCGATCTCATTCCTGTCCCAGCCCGAGATTGCGGCGACGGGAACAGCGAGCCTCACGGTTGCCAAGATGTACGGAGCCCATATGAGCCCCGGATTCGAGGAGGTGTTTGGCGCAACGCTCGCGCTCACCGATTACGCCGGGATCAGCGTAGCCACCCCGCGCGAAACCGCAGCATCATCCGGCACGCCCGCGATTACGAACTACATCGGCGTTCGGCTTGAGGATCTGGCGCTTGCTGGGGTGGTCACGAATCCGATCTCGGTGCTGTCGGAGGGTACGACGACTCAGATGCGACATGCGGGACCGGCTCGATTTGGCGCGACGGGCGCCCCGGCTACTTCGCCAGTCTCGTTCGACCTCGACGTGCAAGGGCCGACGAACATCAACGACTATCTGGAGATCGGTGAGGGCATCGCGGATCTCACGACCAACACGGTCAGTGTCGTTGACTTTCAGCCGTCCACTAATCTCGACATCACTGGGAATGGCACGCTGCGAGGAATGAACTTCAGTCCAACTACAACCACGACGACCGCCGGTCCAGTCATCGCTGGGTTCCAATTTGCTCCGGCACTAACGCATTCGGGGTCTGGTGTTGATGTTCCGCAGGTGTACACGATTAACGTGGAGGGAACCTCTACTACAACTGGAACCGACACCTACTCGACCGCCTCACTCATGCGCCACGTCAGAACCTACACGACCGCTACCACAGACGCCGATCCCGTATCGTCGCTCATAGCAATACTAAATAATCCAACGGTAAGTTCAACAGGAGCATCCGGTACGGTTAATGTTACTACCGTGGGGTCCTTGAAACATAATCCGACCGTTTCTCTCAATGCGTCTGGCACCACGATGACACTACTGGAAGACATAGGGGTACAAGTTGTCGGCAACTACACCGAGACGACGGGGACGCTGAACGTCACGAATCGCACCGGCTTTAAGTTTAACGATGTCGCTAATACCGGCGCCTCGGTTGAGAATAACATCGGCTTGGACATCGCGGCGCTCTCCACGGCGACAAACAACATCGGCATCCGCAACGCCGACACGACAGTCAACACACCGCCAGCAACGGTGACTGTTGGTGCTGGATTTACGCTATCCCCAGCCGCAACATCTTCAAAGATCAACGCAGCGACTGCGCGCACGTCGAGCACAACCACTGCGATCAATGACGGTGTCGCGGATGGTCAGGTTTTCACCGTGATCAACGTGGACACCACGGACATCATTACGATCAAGGATCAGGCAAATACCCAACTGGGGAACGATTGCGTGCTTATGCCGCGATCCTCGCTCATCGTGCAGTGGTCGTCCGACGCTTCCGACTGGATCAAGGTGGCGTGCTCTACTGCGGATCTGGCTCCGATCACTAAGAAGGTTGCATCGGACGTGACGAATGCCACGACGAACATCGCTGATATCACCGGACTCACCGGCTACCCGATGGTCAGCGGGGCGCGCTATCGTATCCAGGGAAGGCTCATCTACTCCACGTCTACCGCTACGACCGACATTGATCTCGCATTCAATTTGTCGGCGGCGACCTCCTCCAGTATCGACGTGACGACTCAGTGCCAACTCACAACGGCGACCGCAACCACGACAACCGTGAACTATGCTCGGCACACCGACGATGACACCAAGGTGTGGGTGGCCGATACGGGTATCGTCAGCAACCAGGTGTGCCTCATCGAAGGAACCATTCTCAATGGCAACGCGAATGGAACTCTGGACTTGAGGCAGGCAGCGCACGGGGCTGGTGTGCTGACCATTGTTGCCACCGGCTCTTACGCCACCATTGAGAGGATGCCGCTGTGAACAAGCTGAAGTGGGTCGCGTGGCTCTTGGTCCTCGTGCCCGCCGTGGCATGGGGGTTGTCATTCACGAAGAACGAGGTTCGGGTGGACGAACTCCGGGTGTGCATCCAGCGGACGCAGGGAGATCCGGCGTTCATCCTGTTCTTCAAGACCTTCGATACTGATGGCTCACTGGTGCGCGAGTTCGCTGGCCGAGATGTCTGGAACCAGTTGAACGCCACCCAGAAGAACCAACTTCGCGACATCATGAATGCGGTCGCGGATGAGATCTATTCGCAGGAAGCCATTCCTACGCCCTCTCCGGTGCCAACGCCGTAACCATTGAAGCTGCCATATGGGGGTTAATTCTCGCCTTTGCCATTGGTTATCTCGCATGGTTGGTAAGTAGATGACTAAGTCAGATGCACGCATCCTGATGCTCCGCGCCATGGCGCACCTCATCGAGACGGCGCACGAGCGCGGCATCCGCTTCATCGTCCACGAGTTCTACCGGACGCAGGAGCGGCAGAACCAGATGGTCGCGCAGCGCCTAAGCAAGGTCAGCCGCAGCCAGCATCAGGACTGGCTGGCGATCGACCTCGTGCTGCTTGGCGACAAGGATCAGGCGATCTGGACAGACCACCCGCACTACCACGAACTGGGCAAGGTTTGGCGAGAGTTCCACCCGCTGTGCAGATGGGGCGGCGACTGGAAGTCATTTGTGGATATGGTGCATTTCGAGATCAGCAAGAAGTGGGCTGAATGGAGTGACCCATGATTGCTGTTTTCGAGTACCTGATTTCCCACAACCTGCTGACGCCCGGTGTCTTGGCGGTCGCAATGGCTGCCGTAGCCTACCAGCAGAACAAGAGTGTGCGTGAGATACAGGGCGAGATGAAGGTCATGGCACAGCAGCAGGTTGAGACGGCGAAGGTTCTTGCCACCGTGTCCGCGATCTTGGAGCGCATGGACGAAACCGGGACGCGAGCGGAGCTTCGGCACCGTGAGGGAGTCCAGGGACGCTGGGAATCTAGGGCCGGGAAACTATAGCGCGATGCTTGCCAGATGCGCGGAAATTTCGTAAGGAGCGAAATGTGAAGAAGTCAGGCATGGTAGTCGACAAGATGCGTGGCTCCGTGACCGGCGTCGCTGGTCGGACGTTCATGGCTAAGAAGCCTGTTGTCGTGCAGCGTAAGCAGGGGCATCTGGAGCGCCCGGCGTCGCAGGAGCTTGCGGTCGGTATCAAGGGCAAGGACTGCTGCTAGATGCAGGCCGACTTGGATCGTATGCGACTTGAGTACGAGCGCATGAAGGAGAAGCAGGACCGAACCGGGAAGTACGGTCGGATTCGCTTCTGGGACAACATGGCCTACGATTGGGACGACGACGACGAGGAGGAAGCGGAGTGAAGCTGCGCCACCTCCACGCCGTCGATGACGAAGCTCGCGTTCTCGCCGCTGAGAACCGGGAGACGTGGCAGGATGCCATCGCTGGCTACTGCGCGCGGCGGAAGAAGACCTTGGAAGCCGAGTACGCGACCAAGGCGAGCTTCGACCGCGCCGCGATCCGGCTGCAGGCCAAGTGCCTCACCGAGATCCTTGGCCTGCTTACGCAGGGCGTCATAAAGATCCCCGACACGCCGGCAGTGATCGAGCGCCGCGTGGACGAGGATAGTTCGGACTACCTCGTGCGCCTGGGCTCGCTGCTGACGCCGGCGGGCTGGGAGGCGAATGTCCTGCCGGTCCTGTTGGAGCGGCGTACGCAGGCGATGTCGGCGGCGTTCGAGGACGACGACGAGGAGCGCAACGTCGCCCTTGTGACAGAGATCGACTATTTGCATCGCTTCCTGAACTCCGTGGCGCAGAAGGCGCAGGAGGCTCGGGGCACTCGCGGGATGTCGGCCCGCTCGGCCAAACGGCACCACGAGGCGGCTATGTAGAGTGTCGGAGGTAGCGCAGCCCGAGGCCATTTCTCGGGACGACTTCATGCAGTTCCAGCAGCAGGTCGCTCAGTTCGCGCAGGCGCAGGCGAACGAGGTCGCGAACCTGAAGCAGCAGCTAGCGGCGAAGGCGCAGACCGCGCAGCCGCAGCAGCCCAATCTCCCGCCGGATGTCGACGAAAAGCTCCGCGAGGAGATCATCGGCAACCCGCGTCGGTACACGGCAGAGGTCGTCGCAATCGCCAAGAAGCAGGCGCGCGACGAGATCATGTCGGAGATCCAGAAGGACCAACTTGCCCGCGAGCAGCAGGCGATGGCGCAGGCGTTCTGGGGACAGTTCTACGGCCACAACGGAGACCTGCAGGCGTGGCAGGGCGAGGTCGCGCGGTACTTCTCGCAGACCGACCCGAACGCCGACCCGTCCGCGCGTGCCAATTGGGCAGCGGAGCAGGTTCGCGGGCAGCTTGCGGAGTCGTCCAAGCAGCAGCGCATGGCAGAGGAGCGGCAGAAGCGCGGTGCGCGGCAGGCGGCTGGTGCGCCGGGCAACATGGCGTTCCCGCCGATGGCACAGGACGGCCTGATGGACAACGGCCCCGAGAGACTGTCGTCGAAGGACGTGCTGATCGAGGCGATGGCAGAGCATGAGCAGTCTCGGGCGAGACGGATGTGGCACAACATCGACACGCCCGAGTATCGGGCGGCGGCGAAGGATCGCGCGTCGCGAGTTGTACTTAAGAGGAGCGCCTAAGGGCGTTGGCGTGGCTTCGTCGAGTCGCGGAAGTCTAACCGTAGGGCACCACGGGTGGCATATGACAGGTGGCAGGACTCTCTTGGAACAACTCTGCTGAAAGGTTTTTCAGCAACAACACCCTGTCGCGCAAGTTCCGCGCGATGGGCCAGCCGATGGTTCGCTATCGCCAGTTCTGCGACAAGGACCCGCAGTACGGCAAGCGCAGCGGCCAGAAGCTCCTCTTCAACAAGAAGAGCGACGCATCGGGCAGCGCGATCGGTGGACGCATCATCGGTATCGGGCAGCCGATTCCGCGCGGGCGCTTCGAGACGTTCCAGGGCGAGTGTGTCGCTCTGCCGTCTGGCTACGCCATCCCGTGGGAAGAGGAGTTCGAGACCTTTTCGGAGTTCGAGGTCCGCGACCCGATCAGTTCGACGCTGACCGACGACATGGTCAAGGCGCTCGACTGGCGAGCGTGGGACCAGTTCGACGACACCGACGTTGCGTACACGCCGCGCGGCGCGATCGACACTCCGACGTACGACTGGACTTTCAACAATGCGGTGCCGTCCAATGCGGCCACGCGCGACTGGCAGCTCTGGGACTACAAGAACATCATCGACGCCTTGAAGAAGGGCCGCTACGGCGGCAGCACCGGCAAGCAGGTTCCGCCGTGGGACGGCGTGAACTACATCTGCATCGGCGGTGTCGACTCGCTGCGCGCCCTGAAGGACGATCCCGATTGGGAGAAGGCGCAGTACTACGGCGACCCGGAGAAGCTGTTCTCTGGCGAGACGGGCCGCATCTACACTGGTCGCTGCATCGAGGACAACCACCTCGCGTCGACCATCAACGGCTTCAAGGGTGAGGCGGTCATCTTCGGTGCCGACGCGGTCATGGAGTGTGTCGCGACGCCCGAGGAGATCCGCGAGGGCATCCCCGGCGACTTCGGACGAGACATGGCGCTCGCTTGGTACTACCTCGGCGGGTTCAAGTGCATCTGGGATTTCAGCACCGATGGTGACAACCGGATCGTGAAGATTCGCGGCACCGCGAACTGATAGCCGGGAAGGGGCTTAGGAGAATACAATGGCTGAAGGTTACAGCATTCCGGCACAGTACACGACCGGGACCATGGACATCTCGGGTGCGAACGCGGTCGAGGTGATCTTCGCGCGGCACTTCAAGCTGCTGGAGATCCGTGTGTTCGTGAGCGTTGTTACGGCGACTGCCGACGAGACCATGACGGTCACTCGTCGTGTTGTCCCCGGACAGACCACGAGCGCGGTCAATATCGGTACGTTCGTCGTCCCGTCTGGCCTTGCGGTCGGCTCGGAGCGGCGCGTGTCGACGGCGGCCATCGCGGACACGCTGTTCAACTCGGGCGAAGGCTGCCACATTCTTTGTGGCAATTCGACCGGGACGGGTACCGTGTACTTCGCGCTTATCGGCTACCACTACGACGGCGACAACCTGAATCCGCAGCGGGCGTTCACCACGACCAGCACCAAGGCGGTGTCGGGTGGTGCGGGGACGATCAGCTACGGAGCCATGACGGCGACCTGATGACGAACGACCTGGGCAAGCAGGGTTCGCGCCCTGGCTCGACGTATCAGGACATGCGTGCGAAGGCGCGGGCGGGGTCGCTCGCCGGGAAGTCCTATCCCGGCGACGGCCTCCGCTCGGGTCCGAGCACCACGTCCGAGGGTGCGAAGGCCGCGCGCGTGGGCCAAGGCACGGCCATCGTGCGTCGGTCGCCGATCGGTAGCCCGAACACGGGCAATAGTCCGTATGAGCGGCAGCAGCCGAGGAAGCCCGGCGCAGAGGGCATGTGAGTCAGTTTTCAGAGGCGCTCGGCAAGAAGCGTCCGGGGCCGCAAACGGACGCTCGCCGGGACCGCAACGATCACCTGCGTCAGTGGGTGAAGCAAGGGTACCGCACCGTTGGCGACCAGAGGGGAAATTCGGGGCAGAGTGCAGCGAAACCTCGGTCGATCCGGGGTGACGAGCACTGAAGACTCCGACGTAGACGGCTGGATCAACTACGTCATCCGCGAGGACATCTGCGCCGACCATAGCTGGACCGGCATGGAGTTCACGCGCACCCGCACGCTGACTGCGAGCGATGCGGACTACACTTGGCAAAACCCGACCACGCACAAGGACTGCCAGTGGATCGCCATTCGCTACGCGAGCGGGCAGGACTACCAGATCATCCCCGAGGTGACTCTGGAGGTGATCCACGACCACACGGTCTGGACGGAGCAGAACGAGGGCTTCCCCCGCTGCTGGGCGCGCGATGGCGATGGCTACGTGCTGCGCCCGATCCCCGACGACACGTACGCGATCCGCGAGCGCGTCTGGGAGTACCCGGCAGAGATCGCCACGGGTGCGGGTAGCGACAGCAGCACGAACTTCGTGACGCTGTACTGGCCGAAGCTGCTGGAGTTTGGCGTCACGGCGCGCGGGTTCCTCTACTACGACGAGCCCGAGCTCTACGCGCAGTGGCAGCAGGCTTACGAGACGGAGCTCCGCAAGGCGGTGAGCGTAGACCGGCGGCGCATGTCGCGGTCGCGGTCGACCATGCGAATCAGCACGGTGGCCGGGCGTCCTAGCCCTGGTCTGCCTGGTTGGGACATTGGCGCGCGGATTCCCCCGTACGGGTGGGTCTGAGTGGACACGATCGTCGACGCGCTGAACCGGCTGGCGGGTGTCCTCGCTGGTCAGGTTCAGGTCACTATGCTGGAGGGTGGCACCGGGCGTAACGTGTACCAGAGCTTCCAGTCGAGCATCACCGGGACGAATACGGCGACGGTGTGGACGCCGCAGACCGGGCGACGCTACGTGCTGCGCGGGTTCGCAATCACCGCCGTCGTCCGCACGGTGCTCGCGTCAGCCTCGGCGCACGCATTGTATTTTCAGGATTCTGGCACAGGCACGCCCACCGTGGCTCCCATCGGGGCGTACGGCGCGACGGACGCTATTGGCACTATACTGACGGGTAGTAGCGGCCCGTTCGTGTGCCAATTGCACGAGGGTGTTCGCGGCTCTGCGGTGGATACCGTATTGCGGGTGGCTGCGGGCAACGACATCGGCTCGGGAGTCATTCGCTTCACGGGCGTTGTCTGGGGCGTCGAGGAGAGCACCTGATGCCCCGTCAGTCGCGTAGAGTCCCACTCGGGCCGCTCCTCGGCGTCAGCGGCCAGCGCACCACGGATCGTGAGATGGGCACGATCATGCGCGGTGGAGCCTACAACGTCGAGTGCATGGATGGCGAGTGGTGGACGCGCAAGGGCGAGGAGAAGGTCGCCGTGCGCTACGGCTCGACCATCTGGCGCTGGATCTTCGACGTAGATCGCGACACCGACATGACGATCATCTGCAACGAGTATTATGCGTTGCTCTGGTCGCGCAGCGCGCAGCAGGTGTCCCCGCTGTACAGCGCTACTGGTAGCGGTAGCACCACCTTCACCAACAACAGCACTTCGGCATCTATCGCGACGTACACGCCGGTCGTCGGGCAGTTGATGCTCGGCGGGTCGAGCGGGTTTACCGACTCGGTGTACAGGGTGACTGCGGTAACGGGCGTCGGCCCATGGACGATCACGCTTGAGCGTCCGTACGAGGGCACGACTGGCTCGACCACGTTCCGTTACATTGACATGCTGGCGCGGGATACGACCGGGACGCAGGCGACGCACAGTACCAGTGGCTCGTTCCGTGGGTCCGCTTTCATCTTCGAGCAGTTGGTCACCTATGCTGCGGCAGGTGTCCACACATCGTCCCCGGCGGTTACTGGTGGGAACCGGCTGCTTATCATCACGTCGAACGTCGGCGTGCCGGTTGCGATTGATGTAGACGCGACCTCCGCGCCGAAGCGTCTGATCTTCTACAACACGGCGCTTGGGACTCCTTCGCAGATTGGCAGCGACACAGCCGACGATCTGCTCATCCCGCGTGGTGTCTGGGCGACGGTCTACAAGGGCAGGCTGTGGATTGCGTACGCTACTGACCCGAACGGGTGCTGCGGCGCGCGGACGGTGTGGTACTCGCAGGCTGGCGACTGCCTGAAGTGGCACACGGGGATTCAGGGGCAGACTGCCGCGCCGAACTTCGTGACGTTCAGCGGCGTTGGCAACTCGATCAACGAGATCAAGACGCTTCAAGACTCGATAGTGATTCACCGGGAGGACTCGCAGATTGTTGGCAACGCGACAGGTGGGACACCTGCGTTCTCGTTCCGTGAGAACGAACAGGGCATCGGCACCAGGGCGCGCAAGCCGAGCAACCGTGTCGTCGTGGCGAATGGCGTCCACTACATCTGGACGCAGCGTGGCCCTGCTGTGTTCGACGGGAATCGCGTCACGCTGATCGCGCGGGAGGTCTACCGCGAGTTGATGACGCGCCAGTTCATCGGGTCGAACACCGGGACTGGTATCGTGCTTCACGACCCGGTCTATGGGCGCATCTACTGGTACGGCGGCACCCGTCCGTCTGCGGCGCTGCCTGCGGCAGAGACCATCACGTACACGAGCGGTGACCAGACGCAGAATTATGGCACCGTCTTTGTTTTCGACTACGTGAACGAGCGGTACTGGTTCGAGGATCGCCCTGCGACGTATGGCGGTGGGTTCGCCACGCTTGAGACCTCGGGGGCGATCCCGAGGTATCTCGCCGCGTCTCGCATGGACGGGACGATTGTCGCGATCACGAACCGAACGAAGGGCAAGGACGCATCGCACCTGACGCCCGAGACTTCGGGCAGCGACGTAACGGTGTACGCGCAGGTGGAGACGCCGTGGCTGGACTTCGGCAGCACCAACCGCAAGCATTTGCGGGCTGTTGAGACGATCGAGCGTGGTCCGGTGAGTGGCGCTAAGTTCGAGCCGATCTCGGACGTGTCTGGTGGCAACTGGTGGCTGCGCTGTCAGGTGTACGTGGATTACAACGGGTACGCCGACGAGGCCGATGTTGGCACGGTGTACGCGAGCACGTCGGCGCAGGCGACGACGGTGGGCGTGGACCGACAGCCGCCGTTTTTCGTGCGCCGGTTCACACCGCGAGCGCACGGTCGGCAGTTCAAGCTGGTGTTTTCCAACGCTCTGACGAGTGCTGCGACGACGGCGTCGTACAAGCAGGCACCGTTTCGCATTCACGACATCGTTTGTGACCTTACTGAGCATCAAGGGAATGAGCCCAAGACTGAACTCAGCGAGTCTTCAATCTCGGAGTGAGCATGTACGACCCTAACATGATGAATCAGGGCGCATTCGGCGCGAATCGGGCTGGAATGGGCTGGCGAGCATCCCGGCGTGAGCAGCAGGGGCAGCTTGCGAACCAGCAGAACCGCATGGGGAACATGCAGGACCGGATGTACAACCTGCAGGAGCAGTACAAGGGTGCTGGGTCCGATCAGCATGCGGGTATTCAGGGTCGCATGGACAGGCTGCAGGGTCGGATGGACAGGCTGCAGGGCAACATGGGCGATCCGAACGCGACGGGTGCGAACCGAGCGGGCATGGGGTGGCGGCAGGAGCGCCGGCAGGCGAAGCGCGATGGTAGCTACGACCCGAACGCGCAGGCCAGTTATCAGCAGGGCGGTAGCCCGATGGACCCGCAGTACATGGCACGCCGCGCCGCGATGGCAGCGCAGAATGCACCGTACCGGGCGAACGGTATGGACTACAGCCAGATGGCAGAGCCCGCTGGCGGCAACTACGCCGGGATGCGCGAGCCGGGGTTCAACCCGTGGGGCGGCATGGGCAACATGGTGCCGAATCTGCCGCCGGGGCAGCGCGGTAACTGGGGTCAGCAGTGGGCGAACACGAATCCGAATCAGGCGCTATTGGATAGCGGCATGGGCGGCAACGGTTTCGGCGGTCCCGGTGGTGGGATGCAGGGTGGCTTCAACCCGTGGGGCGGGATGTTTGGCAACGGGTTCGGCAATCCCGGCGGCGGTTACGCCGGCTGGCAGACCGGAGGCGGCGTGGGCGGTGGTATGGGACATGCTGCCCTGGTTCCTCCACCCACGCCGCAGCAGATGCAGGAGATCAACGCCGCTGGTGCATTGCGGTCCCAGCGGCAAGGGCGTCCGTCTCCGTACAACCCGAGCGCACCGCCTGCGACGCCGCAGATGGGCGGCTGGAACCCACTCACCACCCCGACCTCGATGGGCAACATGTTCGAGACGCAGTGGGGCAGGCTCGTGCCTAGCTCGACGGGCAACCAGAACGTGTTTCAGCGCGAGGGCGACCCGTCGATGTACTTCCACTACGACCCGTCCGCGCAGGACGGTGTCGGCGCGATGGGCGGCTGGAAGTCGATGAGCCCCGAGGCGTACGCCGGCTACGGGGACTACGCCTACAAGGATCCGCGTCAGTTCGGCGCTGCTGCGAACCCGATGATGCAGCAGTGGACGCGCGGGCCGGGTGGGTTCATTCAGGGCATGGTGGGTACGGGCGCGTACGCCTGACAGGAGAACTGACATGGCTATCAGAAGCACGAACGCGAACCGTTACAACCCGACAGCGAGAGCGAGCTTCGCGCGTAACCCCGATGCGGGTACGGATCGCGAGATCGACAGCACCGGGCGCGGCAAGCCAACTCCGAAGCCGTCGTACTCCAAGACGCCGAACAAGCCGCCGCCGCCGGGTGGGGGGAACGTCTGGGACTACACCAACGAGCAGTGGGCGGACATGCCCAATCTCAACCCACTTCGCCCTTGGTCACGGACGCCGCCGGGTGGTTCGCGCACGGGCGATCCGAACGAGCGAATCTGGCACGAGCCAGGTTCCGCTTCGGGTAACTGGAACCCGAACTACTACCGTCGTGACGAGAACAACAACTGGGTTCCGAAGCCATATGGCAAGTATGGGATGCCGGAAAACGCAAACGGCAAGCCGATCTATACGCCAGATCCGACGAAGTACCCGGAGTACTTCGTGCCGGAACCGAGCGCCGAGGAGCAGGCTCGCTACGATGCGGATGCGAAGCAGCGCGGTGCGGATCGGAAGGCAAATCTCATGGCGTCACCGCAATATGCGGCGGCGTGGGCGGAATACGAGAAGGTACGGAACGGCCCCGACCAGCGTTCCAAGTCGAATGCGATAAAGGCCGTGCTGGCCGCTGAAGATGCAGTGAGGCGGCAGCGGGCAGAGGAACGGTTCATCAGTCAGGGCGGCACCGCTGAGACGTGGCGCAACCGCTTCAACACCTCGTGGCCGGTGCCGCGCTCGCGCAACGGTCAGTACTGGTATCGCCCGCCGGGGGCGAATGGACCGGACGATCCGGGTTTGCCGGGTCCGACGCCTCCGGGTGTGCAGGGCGGCCTTCCGCCGTCCCAGAACCCGATGTTCGAGGGCTACAGCCCCGGTCAGAGCAAGAGCGGTGGTGGGCAGAACCCGAACACCGGTCCCGCGATGAGCACGGGGAACCCGGGGAACCCGGGCAGCCCGTGGGCTAATCGCGAAATGCAGGA